TTACGCAGACTTTCGGCGTTCAATTCCATGTTGGAAAGATCGCCGGCATTGTGTCCAACGGCAAAATTTCCATTGATCGAGTGATTGAATCGGCGAATGTCGACGACTTCCTGATCTTCGATGTCTGTGCCTGAGGGCAGGACGTTGTACATCACGGCATTCATCGAGAAACGGCTGTCGCCATCACCGCCGGGGAGGCCTTCCCTCCCCGGCATCATCTTCTTCGTTCGAGCGGACTTGTCAGATACCCAAGTATTGTCCTCTGGGACGTCACGGTAATTAACCTGGAACTTCTCTTGGACAATCTTGTTCATGGACTAGCCCTCTTAAACGCCGTGCTTACCAAGATAGTTCGTTTCCGAACTACGGCCATCGTCCATCGAGCGGGTCAACTGGCTACCGGGCGCCTTGTATTTCGACCAACCATCGCCCTTGTAACCCAAGCCACCGTCATACGCGACCATTTCCATCTTGCGGATGTCGGAAAGCTCCTGATCCTCAATGTCGGTGCCTGGCGGCAGCGTGTTGTAGAACGCGTTGACGCCAAACTCGAGGCCTTTCTTGGCAAGGTATCCGTTGTCACGGACGCCAACCATCTCATCGCCAATCATCTGAGCGCTTTCCGGCAGCGTCTCAACGTCCGCAAGCTCCTGACGCTTCATCTCGTGTCGCTTCTGCGCTCTCGCATTGGCGGACTTGATGATGTCATGACGATCCGGAGCCATGTCACCATAGATCTTGGTGGCGAGCTGATCCGGAGTGACCTGCGGAGTTTCGTATTGCTTCTTACCCTGACTGATATTCGGCATGATCGTTCTCCTTAGGCGACGACGTTGGCGAGCGGCGCGATCGCATAGTCGATCGTCACCAAATTGACCGCCGACGTATCGGTTCCGTTCAGCACATAGATCTGGTCGCCAAAGTTGATCGCCACGCCACCAAGGCCGGCGGTGCCGGTGCTGGTGTTAAGCGCGAGCTGCGAATAAGAACCCACGCCGCCGGTAGCCGTACCGTTGGTGTAAAAGTTGTCAGCGTACAGAGTCGCGATCGTGGAGGTCGACAATGCGGGGGCCGCGCCAAAGGTCGCGGTGTTCGTGATACGAACCAGCGAGAGCTGAGTCGTGTTCGCGTGAACCGTGGCGTAAGTCGAGGTGCCCTGCTGCGAGCCGTAATACTGCGTGGCGGTATAGGTCGAGGTGCCAGCGGTCGTGGTGTAGGCGGTCAGCCCAAACAACAACAGGTTGGCGTGAGCGACGAACTTACCAGACACACCGCCCGAGCCGGCAGCCGTGACGCTCGAAAAAGCGCCTCGAGCCAGATAGGCCGGGTTGTCATACGCAGCGTTCTTAACAGTGTTTTGAAGTGACATTTTTGCTGCTCCTTAAGCCGCCGAGTCCCACTTCACGATGCGAGTATTGATCGCAAGCGTGTGGACAATTCCAAAACCGCCCAAGTAATACCAGGCGATACCCTTCGACCGACCGTAGTCCGTCGGGATCTTGCCGCGCATTTCCTCGGGAACCGCGATGGCTTCGGCCACCGTGTCATTACCAAAGAAGAAGATCCAGTCCGAGTTACCAGTCGTCCACGCGGTAGTCGTCACGCCGTCCGTGCCGGTTCCCTTGGCGATGTTGGTCTGCTCGATGTATCGGACGTTCTCATAACGGCCAATCTCGCCGTTCATGATGAGGTTGAAACCCGTGTCCGAATACTGGTGGATCGTCTCGAGGTTATTCTTGAAGGTACGCAGCGTCGTCGGCCATGCGATCGCGTAGTAATCGTCCGCGATGTAAGCCGGGATATTGCGCTCTTTCATCTGGTCAACGATCGACTTCGCGTGAGCGTTGTTGTACGCGACCGAATTGGTGCCAGTCACCGTTCCGTTGGTGTACAAAGTCACCGCAGACGTCGAGGTGCCGCCCGTTGGGATGGCACGGAGAAGCGTCTGGTTGAACTGCGCCCAAGCAAGACGATCGAACGACTTAACGGCGTCATTCTTCATCGCCTTTTTGATGATGTCCTCGACCGGGAACTTCGACAGATTGTCGAGCTTGCCCGAGTAAGGAACCGAGTTACCGGCTTCCGTGATCGTCAGGGTGCCCTGAGTGATCGTGATGTTGGTTTCCGGCATCGTGTTGGTTTCGACCAGCACCGCGCCCGCAGTCGCAACGTCAGACACCACGTCCCAAGTGAACGTGTCGCCCTTCTTCTTGCCCTGCTGAGAAATATCGTGAACGTCAGCAAACTGACGAAATTTGACCAAAGGCTGCACAGTCATTCGCAGCACATTGGAAAGCTGGCGGCTATACAAGTAGCCACCGAGGCTGCTAACAGCCCATACCTGACCTGCCATGTTGTGTTACTCCAAAGACGTTAATGTTGAACCGATCTCGCTTGGCCTCGAGACTTCGCCATCATCGCAATGACGCTCTCGGGGCTGTCGTCCGACTCCTCCTCGACCTGGCTGTTCTGCCGGCTAGCGGCAGACGGAACCGGGGCGACTTGAGCCTTGCGGGCGGCCTTGTCCAACTTCGGAGTACCAACTCGCTTTTGATTCCATTCCCTGATCTCATCCCCGACGCGCTTTAGGCGGTCGGTATATGGCGCGTTAGGCTCGAGCTGCGCCAATTCGGCGTCTCGATCCAGCACCAACTTTTTGAGAAACGGGTCGGCCAAAAGCTCCTTGTACTCACCATTGAACCACTCAGCTGCTCGCTGAAACGACAGGCGCTCATCGACAACTTTTGCCACAGCGTCCGGCGTGATCTCGGATGGCCGCGTCTTTAGCTTGCGGATTGCCTGTACCGCTTCATCTTCACTGCCCATTTGTATAGCGCGGGCCAGCGCTAGATCGTCGTTATCGACCTTCTCAGGCTCGTCCCGTGGGGATAGAGCCAACTGTTGTGCATTTTTAACAGCTTCTGCCGCATTACGCAAATATTCGTCCGCAGACTCGACCTTTTGGGCTCGAGCGATCAGCTCCTCGGCGGTCAATTCCATTTCACGACCATTGACCTTGATCTTGAACCGATCCTGACTGGGCGTTTCCTGCTGCTCGATCGTGCCGTCATCATCATCGTCGCCGCGGTCGTCATTCACCGGACGGCCACCGTCGATCTCGCTCATGTCATTGGCGCGGAATTCGTCGGCTGAGTCGGCAATCTGGTTCCGACGGGCTAACCGTTCGCTGTTTTGCGCTGCCAGCCGGGCCTTGATGTCTTGATCCTGATTGTCGTCGCTCATTCTGCATCTCCCTTGATTTGTTCCATAGCGGCATGGCCGGAGGCTATCGCATCCCCCAACCAGTATTGAATTTTGGTGACTAACAACGCTTTATTCTGCAATTCCCTGATCCGTCGGGTGCGCCAAGGGGAAACCGTAGCCAACGCCTCAAGCGCCTCTAGCTCCTCGGCTTTTGCCAATCGCAGCAAATAATCGCCAATATCGGATTGAAGAAAATCCTCGACTTGACGCCCAAAGGTCGCCCAACGGACTTTTGGATCTTCCGGATCTAATCTCATCCCCTATTCCCCTTGTGTCAAAGCCCCGCCCCCTGCCCTGGTGGCGGCGCCGGCGTAGTCGGTGGTGCGCCAGCCGCTGGAGCCCCGCCGCCAAGACCGGGCGCGGTCGGCGGTCTCTGCATTTGCATGGGCGGGCCACCGGCTGGAACCCCGGCGCCTTCCATAGTCGGCGGCGTCTGAGTCTTTTCCAGCTCCATTAGATGTTGCGCCAGCAATTGCCGGTTCGCGTTGCCATGCGCCATCGACGCCGTAAGGATCTTGGTGGCGTTGTTTTCGCGGGCAACTTGCAGCTTGACCACCTGTGACTGCTCTTTCTCGCGAACCTTGCTCGACAGCTCTTTGAGTTTGGTCGTGAGCGCCGTGATGACCTGCTGCGACCGCACTTTGTCGGGATCCTGACCGTTGAAGAACCGATCACCATCCTGATAGCCGGACAGGCCGAATATTTCTTTGGCGATCTCCTCGAGGTTCACGCCGGCAGGTGGCTGTTTCGCAATGGCTGAGAATGCCTGTATGCCATATACAAAGCGCTGTAGCTTCATCACCGGATCGGTGGCGCCCATGCCCACATTGACCGTGCACGTCAATTCGTGATCGAGCATCGAATCCTGCACTTCGGAAATGCC